ACGTTTTCCATTTGCCATAGTTAGCCCATCTCCCACTCCACCACTATATGTATAAGCCGTGAGAATTGCATTTACTATGTAGTATGGTTTCTCTTGTTTCTTTTTCTTTTGTATTTCTCTCTCCTTGTTTAATTTTGTTTCATGTTCTTCTTTAATTCGTTCACGTTTCTCCACTGCTTTCTTAACTTCCAGTTTGCGTTTTTTAAGCCATTGTTGACGAGTGAATAGTTTAAGTCTCATGATGTCTTTATTCATCTGTAATGTATCAATAGCCCTTATTTTGGCTATTCTGTGCTTCTGTTGTTTAACATGTTTCCGATGAAAATCTAGTTTTATCTTAGGTATCATAGTGCTAAAAACTAGCACCAATACAATTAATGTAATAACAATTGTTCTCTTTAATTTTTTATTCATCTAACCATCCTTATTTTTCCTTTTTAGTAGTTTTCTTTTTTGCAACCTTCTTCCGTACATTTTTAATTCCTAAAAATCCGTTTAATCTTTTTTGTGCTACTTCTATGTAATAATTCTTGTCTAATTCACTAGGTATAAGTTTTGTCTTTATATCATCATTATCAATAAAGCATTTATCAGGAGTATTTGCTATTTTTTCAATTCTTTCTTCTGTTTTAACCTTAAATACTCCTTTTGCATCTTTTTCATTTGAAGCGAATACTCTTAATACTTTTTCTGGTAATTTTTTATCTCCGTGCATTCCATATTTATATTTACTTGATACTTTAACTATTTTCTGAAATTCACGTAACTTATCACATTTATTTATTGTTTCTTCTAACGGAATTCCTTTTACAAAATAATTGACCAGTGCTTTATTAACAATCGGGAGATCATAATCAATATTCTTTAATTGTTTTACATAAGCTCCCTTTGTTTTCCATTGCGGTTTTCCTTTTTCATCATACAGTTTATCTGGAATCAAAACATAATTATTTACATCCTTCTGATAAATTTTATTATATCTGTGCCATTCCAAATTTAATCTTGTTCTTTTTTCCCATTTTGCTGCTATTTCTTTTATCTTTTTAACGGTATCATCATTTTCCACTTTCATATAAATACCATCTGTATTTGATTGAATTAGTTTACAGTATGGTTCTACCTTTTCAATTAAATCAAGAATAATCAACTGTCCACCAATACAAATATTGTTCGCCATCAAAGGATCATACAAATTATTAAACTGATCCTTTGATGCACCAAATGTTCCATTAATAACAATTTTCAATGGCTTGTGTTTAGAATCTTTTTTTGCTTTTAGCTCCAATCTAGTATCCCTAATTTGTTTAAATTTTTCCGGCTTAGATACATTTCTACTTAAAAATCCATATTCAATCATTAATGATGGATATAGACTCGCTACATCTGCTGTTAAAATTATTCCTTCGTCAACATAGTGTGGTATAGCGGCGTGAACTCCTCCATAACCAAATATATGAGGTATTCCGGCCACTTCCGCAGTTAGTTGCATCTTCTTTCCGTCATCATCTTTATATCTTCTTGTTTTTGGATCATCATACCAATCAAGCACTTTTTTATATTTATTTAATATTATTGTATCAGGAAAACGAAAATTAAATTCATCATTTCTATCTTCTTGTCTTTCTGCACCAAGAATGAATGCTGAAAGTTGAGCTTTTGTTTTATTAAACTTATCCATTCCAAGACTAAACATTTCAATTAGCTGTAATTGACTATCAAACTCTTCTCTTCGATTATCAAATACTTCAATTGTTTCTTCAACATCATGCGTACAGTATCTTATCGTTTCTTCAATTTCTTCTTTGGTCAATTTCCTTTTAATATCAAATGGAATACTGGACTCCTTAATCATTGAACCCATAAATCCTTCAAGTTGCTTTAAACTATGAAAACCAGTCGCAATATCAAAATTATTGAATGGTATTTTATATCCTTGTTTTACTACGTTGTACCCTTTTTCTCCGTTTAAGATAATTCTATTATTAATAATGGTGGGATCTTTTCCCATAAGTATTCCTTTAAAAATGTACTGATCATAATTTCTGCTATTATATCCAATAAATATTTCATTTTTAAGGATTGAATAAATTCGTTTTAGTTCTTCGGGATCGTTAATAATCACCTTTTTTCTTCTTGTTTTATAATCAATTATCACAACTAACCAGTCTTCAGCGAAACATTCAAAATCATAGAATAATAATCTTCTATTAAAAAGTGACAATAAATCTCACATCCTTTAAAAATACAATATATCAGCTACTTCTATCTCATCAATTATAATCTGAGATTTTTTATTTCCATTCCATTCATTAATACCGCACTTTCCAATTACATTAATGTAAAAAGTTTCTCCTTCACTAAATAGCTCATTAAACTTATCTTCATTATAGAAATATTTAATAAATTCAATATTGCCATGATAAAATTTTAATACATTTTTCTTTTTACCAATCAAATAAATATCATTTTTTGAAACAGAGAGATCATTAACTATAATATTGGGTTCTTCTACCCCGTGTCCCCAAAAATTATGATAATCATAAATCTCATTAATAAATGATTCATTTAAATTTTCAACGGGAATATCAAAATCAACATCATATTCTTCCACATCAATTTCAATATTTTTGTATTTGTTATTTAATTTATCTATAACTAACGGAATATTGTCCGTCTTAATTTGAAATCCAGCAGCTTGAGGATGACCTTCCACAAACTCAAACAGATTTGTATCTTGTAATACTTGCTTAAAATCTTTAATTATTCCTTTATCATAGCCTCTAATTGAACCTAAAATAAATTCATTTTTATACGGTTTTCCTACTAAAGTTGGTCGCTTATACTTTACTGCTAATTTACTACAAATTAACCCACTAAAATTTTTCTCAAGTTTTTCATTACCAATTACAAAAAGAATCTTATTTTTATCGAGATGCTTTTTTTTAATAGTATCTTCCAGAGAAACTACATCACTATCTCTTGCTTTATCTTGTCTACGTTTAACATTGGTTAATTGTCGTGCCATATGTTTTTGAATAGATTCGTAGCAATCACCACGTTTGTAGTAAACTTGCTCAGTTGAACCTAATAAGGCTTTAAAGGTCATTTCCTTTTCTTCTTTATTACCTGAGCGAATAACCGAATTCAATAAGGGAGATATATACCATCCAATACTCGTTGGATTAATTTCACCTTTCATTGAAAATGACTGTTTTTCAATTAATTCCTTTAAAAATGAATTTTTAATTTGGTTTAATCCAGTTTGTATATAATAAATAACTTCTGGATCACGAATATCTGCAATATCAGAAATATGTCCTAATGCAACTAAATCAAGGTATTGATCAGCACTATGTATATTTAATTTGTCATCTAATGCCTTAATGAATTTATATACCATTCCTGTACCAACGAGAGCTTTATTGCTATATTCTTTTGATATTTGATTATTTACTAAAATACTATATTTTGAGTCGTCTTCCACATCATGATGATCAATGATTATTGTATCAATTCCACGGTCATAGAGTTGCTTTTGTTCTTCCATTCGCACAGCAGCATCAGGAACAATAACTAATTTAATATTATCGGGTATATTCTTTGCTAAAATACCATGTTGCTTACCATTATGTAGTTTATATGTTAAATGGTTTTTTATGTACTGTGGATATAAATTATTTAAATATTGTATAATAATTGCGGAAGATGCCAAACCATCAACATCTGCATCAGGTTGAATATAGACATCATCTTCTTTTTCAATATGTTCTAATAAACACGCTACTGCTTTATGTATATTTTTCAATTTAGAATAGTGAATCTCTGCTTTCTGGGAAGGATGCAGAAACTTATCTTTGTCTTTTACTCCCCTATTATTTAATATTTGTTCTATTGGATCGGTATAATCATTTTCGCCAATTAAATTATACTTCATGAGATCATCCTTTTTTACTTTAATTTATATTTATTTTCTTTATATAACTTATTCCATATTTCTTCTCCCTTATCGGTTGGAGAATCCTTTTCTTTAAGAAGATTATTCTTATCAAATATAGAATACTTCAATCTTCCTTGTAACCTTTCAGACTGTTGTTTTATAAAATCTATTGGCTTATCTTTATCCCATACAAATATAATTTTCGTATCTAACCCTAACTTCTTCAATATTTTCACTTGTGCATCAGTTAAAATATCTCCTTCAATACTTATTGCATTTTTAAATCCCCATTGATAAAGATACATAACCGTCTTTGCACCCTCAACTACAATAACTTCTTTTTTTTCTTTTATATATGGTAATGCTCTATTCAAATTAAAAAATTCAATTGATTTATTGCAAGGAATCACGTATAAATATTTATATTTGTCTTGTTTAATTTTGCTTTTTCCACAATATCTTCCCTTTACCCCGATCAATTTTCCATCGGTATTAAAAACAGGAAATGTTATTCTTTCGTCATCAACGTCTATTCCTATCTGAAAATACTTTTGAGTCTTAACCGACAACCCTTTTTCTACCCAATCGTAATAAGGAATCGTTCCAAAATAGTCTAATATTTTTATCGGTCTTTCAATATTAGTTTCTAATCTTGTATTACCGTTATGTATTTTTTTAAGCCAACGATTGTATTCTGGTTTTATGTCAGTGTTAGAAGTAACTTTATAAAATTCGTCAATATATTCAAAGTATCCTAATTTATTACAAATCCAATATTTACTTTTTGTTAAAAACAATTTCATTTCAGCTTCTGAACTTGCTGAATATATAATATAGCTTACTATGTTAAAAATGTCTCCGCTAATTCCTTTTGATCTAATTGCAGATCCTAATGTTTCATTATTTTTTATTTGGACACTTCTTTCATTGTCTCCTTCAGGTAATCCTGCAACGATTAAATTTCCATTTTGTTCATCGTGTATTCCCCAACAATCAAGTTCATCTAGTATTAATTCAACTTTTTCCTCATCGAAAATTCTTTTTTTAATTTCTTGAAGATCGGACAATAATCACCACCCACTTTTACATTCCATATCTAGGAACCTTCACATATGCAACCTCTTTAAAATAATTAATTTCATAATTTGCTTCATATAATATTTGTTCATCTTCTGAACCAAATCTATTTTTTGCCAAGAACAACACCAAATACTTTTTATCAGAGTTCAAGTGATAATCTTCTTTATACCACTTTCCATTAATTGCATCTTTCTTATAATTGTAGGCATGTAATGCGTATTTTTCTCCTTCATATTCATCATCAAAAAGTAATCTTCCCATCATTACAACGGCAGCAACTTCATTAATTTCCATACTTTTACCAGTACAGTCGAGATCAAGATATCGCATTTCTTTACCCAATTTTAGCTGCACTGTTGCCAATGTACCCACATTATAATTATCTTCTTTAATTAAATCATGTAATTCTTGAGCCGAGTTTGAAAAAGCTTCCCATCTTGCCATATCTGCACTTGATCTATCCGGTTTAAAAGTATCAATAATTAATTTATTGAATCCTTTTGGACGGTATAACTCTACTCTGGATAATATATCTTCTAGTCGATATTTCTTTAATTCCAGTGTTTTAATTAATCCTTTTCCATTTTCTTTTGCCCATTTTGCGGCATTATTCAATTTATCTAACATTTCTTGGTTAAAATTACCTTCATACATTTTTTCACGATTAATTGGTTTCTTTAATTTTTTTGTAGATATTGTTGATAAAAGTAACTGTCTCCATTTCTCAATACTCTCTTCGTTGATGGCAAGTTGAGCTTTTTCATCATTTTCAATCAACCCTAAAATAAATTTTTCCATTGCAATGGAACTTTTACCTACACCTGATGATAAAACAAGATAATAGAGTGAACCATCTTTCCAACCTTTAATTTTTCTGTTTAAACGAGGAGCATCATGTATGGGCATCCCCATTTGTTCTCCAGAATTTAATGTATCAATGGTTTTATCAAGATCAGCTACTAGATCATATTCAACCACATCACCTGAATTAATATGTGCAAATGCTTCTTTTATCTTATATTGAAAAAATAATTGTACTTGTTTTAAAGTCATTTTACATAATTTAATGACTAATTCTTTATTTTGAATATTAATCATAGAATTAAATTGAATTTTTCTTAAACTTTCATACTTTTTAATTTCATTAAAATGATATTCTTCATTTTGCGAATCATTTTTGCATTCATTAATTAATTCATTAATAGTTACAAATGCACCAAAATGATTATATGATTCTAAATAACTTTTCTTTCCTACTTCTTTAGGCTGCGACACAACATAGGCATAAACTGTTTTATCATCAAAGTTTCGTATTCCATTATTGAACATTTCTAATCCAAGTATGTAATAAAAATACCATACATCTTCAGTAAATGTTTCTTTGGTTATTTCGTGTGATTTATATTTTTGATATAAACTTGGATTTGACCAAAGATAACCATTTAATAAAGACTCATGTAAAAAAGAAGGTTCAACAAATTCCTTAATAGCTTTCATTTATTCACATCCTTACAATAAATTAGATATATCCAGCTCGTCCTTTTTCTTTTTGTGATTATTTACATTAATTTCTTCTATCTCAAATGACTTCTTATATTCATTTTCTTGTAGATGTTTTCGTCTATTCATCATCTTTACTTCATTAATATTGTTAATTACCATTCCAAAAATATAAGAGAATTCGTTCCATTTAGTCTGAAATGAAGTATGTAACAATACTAAATCAATTCTTTTTGTAATATGTTCATAAGTTTCTAGCATCAAATCATATGGAACTCCTTGCTTATATTTTGCTATTTTTTTGTTATGTATTTTTACAGTCCCGTTACGTAAATCCTGAATTTTTTCAATCATTCTTCCATCTAATACTTCAAGAGAATGAAGCTTTAGCAAGTGTTGATAAAGCTTATCCAGTTTTTCTGCCTCAATTCTCTTCACTTCCTTATCTTTTTTATAAAGTTTATAACAATTATGATGAAAATATTTTCTTATTTTCTTTTCTGTACCATTTTTATTAAATTTTCCAGTTGGTTTTTCTTCGCAAAACATTTCAGTTTTATCATTCTTTTCTTTACACCATACGCATTTTACAATCATAATTTCTACCTCTTATTTAAAAAGTAATGGGCAGAACCAATAATCCTACCCTTATATTTAATTTATTTAGTTATTTCCGTTACAATTTCAAGCACTCTCTTTAGTTTTTTTGTATCTCCTGCCAACTTGTGATAGTCAGGTGTACCAAATTCATTCTTAAATTCTGCTGCTGCCTTAATTTTTTGCTCTTTTATCATATCCTTTACAATGTCATCAATTTTTTCAAGTAGTTCATCTGGATCATTTTCCAACTTTTCAACATTCAATTTTGTTTTGTCTTCACGAGCTTCTTGTTCTGCTTTTTTTAGATCATCAATACTATCTTTTGTTTTGGTTAAGTTTCCTTCAACCGCTTCTTTAAATACTTTCAAAAAATTATCTGCACTATATTCAACTTTTTCTGGTAAATTAGTGTATCGACCACCAGCTATATCAATATATTCAGATGGACGGAAATACATCATTGTTTTTGTTTCATGGAAATTAGTAGCAACATCTTTTCCTTTTTTATCTTTAATATTTTCTTCAAGATCAACGCCATTTTTGTCAAGAATATTTGTTTCGTTAAATAGACAGCAAATTAAACTTGACTGGGATTCAAATACCTTTCGACCAGTATTACTCATCATCAACTGAACAGAATTGTATTTACTTCCATCATAAAGAGTTGTTTCTTTCTCTTTCGTCCATGCGATATAGAATAGTCCATATCCTGCATTTTTTAATGTATCAAAAGGCTTTTTTAATTCATCAAATAAAGCAGTCCATCCATTTTCTTTTTTTGTATCAGTAATTTCTTGTACAGATAGAAACTGTTTTCCATATTTTTTACTTCTATCATAAAGTAACCATGCTGTGGCAGCATCAATTGCCCGATCAACAGTATCAATACCAATCAATTTAGTAATTCTACCTGTTTTCGCTTCATCAACAAGTCCAGGAACCACTTCTTTTTTGAAAAAATCCCAAACCTTCCATAAATTTTTATCAGTTCCTTCTGCATGGACAGGGATAATATTATCAATTTCCCATGTTTCATATCCATCCTCAAAGGCAATAAGTAAAGCATCATCTGGATTATTATAATGTTTTTCCGTTACCTCTTTCCAAAGACGAGTTTTACCTGTTTTATAAGAACCAGCAACCAGAGTAGTAATACTCTGTAATTCTACTTTTGGAACATTGTTTTTTACCTTATCTCTAAAACCCATTAAAGCATCTCTCCAATATTATGTATTTAATTTAGTTGATTACACTCATAATTGATAATTATTTTCATTTAGAATGGCAAATCTTCATCTGAGATTTCAATAGGAGTCGATGTATCCGCAAAAGGATCATTGTTATCTACTGTTTCAAATGGGTTTCCTTCGTCCTCATTAATACTAATTTCATTTTCTTCCAATAGTCCACGATGAAATGTACCTGTTACATAATTAGTAACTTCTAGTCCTTTTTTCGTTCCAGTTGTTGTTCGTTCATAATCAACTACCTTATCATCAACATCTTCAAATGGATTATCGCTCTCATCGGTTTCTTCCACTGCAACCATTGCAAATTCTGCACGATTATTGTCTACACCTTCGACAACCATAAAATCAAGATGTTCAATTTTAGAAAAAGCATCTGCTAAAGAAGTTTTTCCTTCTGATACTTCCTTGTTATAAACCGTTAAATCTACTTTATGTGGGGTTGACTTTTCTTTTCCATAATCTAGGAAAATACCATTTACTTTTGTATCTTTTGTTTCTTCATCTTGATATGTAGAATTGATAGCTAATTGCATTTCAAATGAATTTACTTCATTGAAATCTTCATTATTGAAATCACGAACATATTTAACATAGTCATATCCTCCACCCTGCTTCGGTAAACGAACCTGACTGTCAACGTTATTATTAATCGTAATGCTTGCTGTAGGGGTCACTGTTCCATCTGTATAAGCAAACTTACCTCTTTTAGTTTCTTTATCGTTTACAACCTTAGTTACAAACAATTCTCCACCTTCAGGATTTAACCAACCTGTATGAACAGTAGCTACACCGTCTTTTCCTGCTTTACCTTGACCTAGCAACAATCCATCTTCAGGGGCATCGTATACTCTAAATGTGTCCTTTTCTTTCAATCCAGTAATTACAACTTCAGCATTTTTTAGTTGATAAATTTGATCTGCGATGCGTTTTACGACATTAATTTCATCACCATCATCATTATTGAATGAGTTAAATTCATAATGGCCCCTAACTTCAATCCAAATACCTTCAGCAATAAGATGTGAAAAACGTTCCGATTTATCCCAATCTGTTTCAATAAGATGGTATGTATCATCTGGATATAGTGATTTATCAAAACGATTTTCCCAATTCAGACGCTGAGTTTTTCTGGCAACAGAACTCCATGCAAAAGCCTGTGGCATTTTCATTCCCGCCAGTTCAATCTTCAATTCATTACGAAAAGCTGTTTCCAAATTGAATTGAAGAACCCTACGCTGCTTTCCCGTTCTAGTTTCATTTGTATCAAAAAACTCAACATCAAACCAATTATCTGAATCTCGTTCTTTCTTACGAACTGGCTTTACTTGTCCAACAAAATGAAAAGAATTAGAGAATTCTTTTCCTCCGTGATTCTTGTTGATCTTGATATCACCTTTGTTTTTACGAGCCATATGTATAATCAATCTCCTTTTATTCTACTATATGTAGTATGTTTATTTAATTTTATGTCTGTATCTTGTGTTAAAAATGCGATAAAACTTTCGTTTCATTTCTTGATCTTAATTTTATAAAAATGCTTTTCATCATACTTATAAATGGTAAACAAATTATTAAATGATGTAATTTCCTCAACATTCATTTGCAACTCTAACAAATTTGTATGAATTTCAGCTTTTGGAATGATAATTTGCATAGCTTTCTTTTCTCCAGTTGACATATCATCATAAATTGTTTCTAAAACCAATTTACATTTAACATTTTTATCGCCAACCGAATATTCCTCATAATTGTTATCATGTAAATATTCATTAAAATCATTGTCGTATTCTTTAGTAGTTTCATCGCTGATAAATTTCAGGATATCTTTGTTTAATACAAAATTTCCTATGTACAAATTAATTTGACTACTTAAAACAGATTTAGAAAAAACATTACTTGTTTCAGTGTCAATTTTAGCAACATACTTTCCCTCTTCATCAAACACTAAAATATCTGCTACATTTTTTAGACAAAGTTTATCTGACAAGTTTGTTTCATTCTCCTTTTATTTTTATATTTTATTTAATATTGTTCCTTACACTCAATCAATTTACATCACATCCTTAAATGTTATCGTGTTACAATGCTCAAGACGGGATTCGAACCCGTATGATTTATACCAATCGCAGGATTTTAAGTCCTGTGCGTCTGCCAATTTCGCCACTTGAGCTTATTGAAAGAGAGAACCTCCACTCGCCCTCATGCTATACCCCACTATTTCTCTTTGTATAGCTTCCAACTTTCTCAATCAGTATCTTTATTATATTTAATATTATATCTCTTGTCAAGTATTTATTTCATTTTAATTAATTCTTCTGTTTGCTGCTTAATGAGTTTCTTTTTCTCTTCTAGTAATTCCATTTCTTCTTTAATTGCATGCTGATAGCTTTCATAATCTGTTTTACTATTCAACTTTTCTAGTTGTAACTTTGTTAGTTTCTGATCCAATGGTAAAAACTTTACTGCCCATTTTGCTTTGAATAGTTCATACTCATCTTGTGTCATTAGTTATAAGACCCTCTTTTTTCATTTCCTCAAAAAATTTATGCCACTGTTCTTTAGTTGTATTCTTATAAATAAAACTAATTGGATCATCATAAATACTTTTCTTAGCCATATCAACATATTTGTTTATAACGAGCATTCATTAATATTTCTCCTTTAAAAATATTTTTGTTTTAATTTAACTAACAGTCGTGAATATTTATTCATAACATTCTCATCTACATAATTCCCTTGTTCTTTTGCTTTGTCTAAACTTTTTATAGTAAGCTCAATACTCGCTACAATTAATGATAATTCATCATCAGAAAATTGTTGTTTATATCCACCAGCAATTTCATGAAATTTGATATTAATATTATTTAATTCATCAAGTTTTTGTTTATA